TGCGCTTCTGAATCTCATCTATGTCCTTGCTGGGCTCACTGAGCTCAATGTCTCTATAGAACCCTGCATACTGCAGCTTTTTCACCTCATTTGGTGTTTTACGCATGAGGTGCGTGACTCTCGGTGCGGTACGCGCATCGCTGGCTCCATAGGGAATATAGAGGTCTTCAGCGGGTACAAACATACTCACCTGCCTATTGAGGGAGGGGTCGAAGTAGACCTTTTTGAACGCAGCACCAGCTAAAGAGAGACTCCACAGCATCTTTTCGTGCTCTGGACGAAACTCCTGCATCTTTTCAGTCAGCTGGTAGTTCATATCCTCTGCCACACGGACAGCGGCCTCCTCATTCTCTCGCGTTTCCTTCCCCATGATCTTGGTTTTTACCGGACCTTGTGCCGGGAAGGTTTCTGCAATCATCTCCGCTTGGAATTTAATAGCGGCTTCAGTCAACATCGGATGGTATACACCGCATGCACCGTTCCACGGCTCAGTACGTTCTTCGATCTTCAGACCCAACAAGTCGAGCCCATCTACATAGGTCTCTTCCCACTCTCTACGAGCGTTCTTGTCATTATCGAAGTCATCCAACAAATCAGCAGCGAGGGAAGCTAACTCACTCCCCTCAATGTACTCGGCAAGGTTGGCATCAAACGAAGGCTCTTCCTCTATTTCAAGAGTGATCTCATCCACCAACTCTCCCTCTGGATCACCAATAACAATCTCAATGGGGCTATCATCCTCTTCCTGCATCAGAGGAGACTGCGGAATCATCGCCTTATCTACGTTACTCAGAGGAAGAATTGCCATTTGGGTGCCTGCGGTGGTGAGTTAGAGAATTTCGAGGAGCTTCTCAAGATAATGTTTGGCCTTTTCGTAGTCTTCCTTTGCTGGGCCTTTATCTCCAGCCCTCATTATATACTTGATCGCATTGCCTTTGTAAAAGCCGATAGCCTGTGCATGAGGCAGAGTGTCGATCACATCCCACGGCTGCACTCGTTTGTCTTTGTAGTGTGACCCACCTACTTGGTAGTCGTTAGCTTTTTTCTCTGCACTTTCTCTTTTTTCTGTTTCTTTTACTAATTCGTTCTCTGCATCGGCGTACTCTTCTTTGATGTACTGCTCCCATGCTGCGTATATTCTTGGTATTTCTGCGTGTATCATCTTCTCCTCCTCCTGTTGCTTAAGCGCTCTTTCTACCTGCCCCGCCATCGCTTCCACTATACCGGCTACCATATTCTCTCCTCCTTAGTAGTACGCGGCTTTACGCGAATATCTAAAACTAACATCGTCGTCCTCCTCGTCATGTTGTGTACGAACCATACCTCCCTTTCTAATTCTTGACAATGCTTGGCTAAGTGTGTCAACGTAGTCATCGTGCCGCCCTGCGGGAAAGGAAGCAACCTCTTCAACCACGTCCTCTGCCCAGCGCCGGTCTGGAGCCCAGACCTTTTTAGAGGCAAATATGTCAGCAATCGCGTTTAGTCGCGCAATCTTATCGTTCTTAACATTCGCTGCTTTTCTTGAGGGAGAGTATTCTTGCACGGGTATACCCATAGCCCTGAACTCATAAATGAGTGGCGCACCTGATGCCTTCTTTTCTATGATGACGCTATCTGGCTCATGCTCACGATACAATTCTAAGGCTTTAGCCTTCAGGGAAGGAAACTCCAGCTTGTCTCTCCACGCATCCAGAAGAATGATGTGCTGATTGTAATTGTCCTCGGGGTTCTCCCATACACCCCACAACGTCATCGCGGAATAGTCAGCACTCTGTTTGGCTTCAAAGGCGCAGTCAAAGCTCATCAGTGTGTACTCCACCTTCGGTGGCTCCTTCTCTTTCCATATCTGCCAGTACTCCCGCTTTATGATGGCGGTCTCGTCGCTGGTCGGATTCTGTTGGTACTGCGCGTTCCACTTGCCGGATGGAATCTCTGCACGGATGGCTTCTAGCTCTTCTTTTGACCAGTACTCGGGCCATAATGGGTTGCCACTCGGAAGAATGGCGGGAAACTCAAACACTTCCCACTGATCGGTTTTCTCGTTCTTAGCGGCATTCTCAACGATCTGCCCTGTCAGGTCTCGCATGGACCAGCGAGTTTGTACGATGATTAGGGCTCCTCCCGGCTGAAGACGCTGACGAACCCCCGATGTATACCAGTCGTAAACTTTGTCGTAGATGCCGGGATTGAAAACAGCAGACAGCGCTTCTGCTTCCGTATGTGGATCGTCAATAATCGCAATGTCCGCGCCTCGGCCCGCTAGGGCCGCACCAATACCACAAGCGTAGTACGTACCGTTATGGTTTGTGTCCCAGCGCCCCGCCGCCTTGGAGTCGGCTCGTAGCTCTACATCGGGGAAGATTTTTCTGTAATCCTCGGTGTCTAGCAAATTTCGCACCTTACGACCAAAGCCCTCAGCCAACTCACCTGTATTCGATACTTGCATGACTTTTTTATTGGGAAACTTACCCAAGAACCACGCTGGGAACAGATACGAGGCAAACTCCGATTTTGTATGTCGAGGGGCGAGGTTGATAATGATTCGCTTCTTTTTCCCTTCGGCTATCTCATTGAACAGTTTTGCAATCCTTCTATGGTGTGATCCTTCAATAAAATCAGACCATTGGGTTTTAGCGAATGTGAGAAAGTCTTCCTGCGCGGCTTCACGTGTTTTACGTTCTTCGAGCGCTTCAAGCAGCGCCTGTAATTTTGACTTTTCTTCGTGTGTAGCCTTTTGTAGTGCCACTTGTACAAGTTCTGGTGTGATCCCTTCATTCTCGGTCACAGCACCTCCCCCTCTATAACCTTCTCTTCACCTCTTTTTGCGATGCTCCGTAGGAGCATGAGCGCTTCACTCTGCAGTTCTATGGTGCTCTTGGTGTTGATATTGATTTCTTGCCGCTCCTCATGGAGCCCCACAATGCTGGTTTTTGCCAGAGAGTCTAATGCAGGTTTGCTGATCTTCGGGTCAGCATCATTCGCCAACTCAAAATACTTGTACATACAGAAGTTTTGCCACGCCTCTTTGGAAGCAGGCATCTGAAAAGCAAATTGATCGAGTTGGGATTTTAGCAGCCGTTCGGCAAACTTGGTCGGCGGAGGTGTGGAGTTCTCGGGGTCTACGGTTTTGAGTGTGACCCAGTTTTTCTCAATGGGAGTTAGCTCTTCTTTGGTGGGTAGGCTGCAGTTCTGGAATGATGGACGCGCAAAAACCGCGATAGGATCGCAGTCCCGTAGGGATAGCATGTCTTCAGTGAAGACGAAAGAAGCGTCGTACTCTAGGTCATCCATATTGTCAGCAGGCCGCAAAGAACCAGAAGCCAAAACATAGCACAGTGAAAACGGAATGACAAGTAGGCTCAAAAATTTATAAAAATTTTAAGGGGGGCTAAAAATAAAAAGCATGGGGGTCATTTGTGGCGAGAGGGGGTGGGGTTTACATAACTTTACATTTTGGAAGATTTTTGTTTTTAGAAAAAATTTTGGCCTTTACGGTTGTGGATTACAGTCTAGGTGGACGGAGCGGAGTCCCGCTGGTGGCGCGGGGGGTACGGGATGGGTGGGGTCCGGGTTTTGAAGCTGGTGCTGGTGCTGGTGCTGGTGCTGGTCGCTGGTCGCTGGTCGCTGGTCGCTGGTCGCTGGTCGCTGGTCGCTGGTCGCTGGTCGCTGGTCGCTGGTCGCTGGTCGCTTCGCCCACACATAAAAAGAATGGGAGCGAATGACGTACAAAACTTGACGTGTCTTGACGCAACGTGATGGAATACTCTCAACGGTTCGGGACTGGCCCGGACTGACTAGCCGGAGACTAGCATGAAGGTTTCAATCATTCAGACTAACAATGTTGTCGGGTTTAAAGGCGTTCCCGAGTTTATGGTTATCAAAGGCGAACGCGCCAATGGTGGTTACCCTATAGGGATTGAGGGTAAAGATTGGGAGCGCCTAACACGGGAAAACCTAACCTTAGATGAAGCGCGTAAAATCGCTAACCTGCTAAACAAAACTAAATAATCTCAACGTTCGGGACTGGCCCGGACTGCTAACTAACTAACTGGAGACAATGACATGGCTAACAGGATCACTGATAAACACCTAAAAGGTATGATCGACCGCCTTAATCGTATAACCAATAATCCATTGGTTCCGTACGAACGAATAGACGGAAAACTCGTGGCACAAATAGGTTGTTACCATTTGAGCCATGCCTATGGTGGTGTGTCTCTTTATAGAATGTGCAATGAAGGTGGAGGCGTGACTGACGTTTTTCATTCAGGCCACACGACCAAGCGTGAATTATATGAACGCATTTACGCTTATATTAAGGGTATTGAAGATTACGGGATGCAATCATGAAATATGAAATAATCAACATGACTATTTCAATCAATCGTAAGCTTTTTAAGGCAGTATCTTTCTTTTCAGCTGATAATGACATTAGAAACTACCTTAACTCAATCCACGTTAAGGTGATAGATAAACAAGCACGAATCGAGGCAACCGACGGAAATGCACTGGCTACAGCCAATTGGACTATATCAGACGATATAGACATAGACGTCATTATTCCATTGCCTATAGTTAACCTTGCGATTAAATCCAAGGCCGATAGCTTCGCGTTACAGAAGCTAGAGAATGGGCAATTTAGAGTCTTTGACGTGTGGGGATTAGATTGCACTTTTGCCAGTGTGGAGGGTAGATACCCAGAAACTGAACGCGTCTGGCCTAGGGAAAAATCAGAATTATTCTCGCCCATTGCGCCTAAAATTCTCAACAAGGTGGATAAAGCCTGTACAGCCATAGGCCGCAACATGATGGCGGTTGACTTGATACCGTTTGGGCGAGGCCATGTCTATGCCGCATGGCCTAAGGGTAAGGGGCAGGATGAAAATGTACAGCTGAAAATGCTGACTATGAGCTATCGTGTAACGGCAACAGACTTGCCGAAATTCTAACAATTCACCACGTGCCATGGATGGCGCGCCTTTTGAGGATAATAACAATGAATAACGAAAATATAAAAGCATGGTTGATCGTGGCTTGTCTGATTGTACTTCCCGCATTGGTTGAGGTGATGAAATGAAAACACAAAAGGAAATGTTTTACACTGCGCACGGCAAGGCGGCCAGACTAAATACGGTATTCATGGGCCTAGTGAACGACCCAGTAAACCCCATAACGAATGAAGACTTGAAGAAACTGATTGCACGAAAGCCAGAAGTTTACGGACGCTTCGCCGGATTTATCGGCAAGTTAGCAAACTGAGCTCTCTCACTGCCCCACTTAGGTGGGGCTTTTTTGTGTCTCAAAGTTGATACACCTACCCACCACACGAAAGCCGCTTAGTTAAATCCCCGCCGATCAAGGCCATTCTGCGCCTTTTGAAACCCGTTCTAGCAAGACGGAGGGAGCGCGAATAAAAAATATGCCCCTGTAAGCTCCTGAGAAGCCCGTGAAGCCACGAAATCGGTTTAGGATAGGGTAGGGTAGCTCTAGGTTTAGAAACCCGTTCTAAGAGGACGGAGGGAGCGCGAAGCTACCGCTTTAGCGGGCGGAGCTACCGCGTGAGCGAGAGGATGGAACGAGCGCGGGGATTTTGTAATGTTCGTGCTGACTTTTTATGTTATACGAGAGCAAACCCTACGGAACTAGCGCGATTGAGACGATGTTAGCGGGGACAGCATTAAGTTAAAATAACGAATTTAGAAACGGCGCACTATCGCATAGGGGCAACGGCACTGGGGATTTTTTTGTTTTTCTATATATATTATTATTAGAATAGTATAAATATATATAATACTTTGGCGAATTTTTTTCACTAGACCGATCGGTCTAGTTCTCCCCCTCTCTTTCTTTCTCTCTATAGTTTTATACTTTTCATGTCTATTCTGATAATACTGCACTTTTCACCCCCGCCAAAACCTAGCAACCACGCCGCCTGACGTGCCATGCGTCAAATCCAAATTCGTTATTTTATCAAGGCACTGTACTCGCTAACATCAGCCTAACCCTTGACAAACCGGGCGCTTTACGCTACCTTAACCTCTCTTTTCAACATGAACATCGTAAGGAAAACATGAACATTGACAACGAAACCCCTGAAAACACGGGTGCTGTGCGTACTCGAACCATCACAATAAATCCCGATTTAGCCCACTCAGATGCCTTCACTTTGGCCGATTTGTTGTTTCGCTTCTCAGAGTGTGTAATACGTGTTACCTCAAAAGACAGAAAACTAACAAAGGAAAAGCTAATAGATAGCGAGACGACGCAAGACCTATGGATACGTTACGAGACAGACACTGGACAAGTCTACGTTAAATCGAGACAGTTCAGGCGCAACTTAGGCAAGCCTTTACAACAAGACCTTAAAGACTCAACCCAATACATTGGGTACACCAACAAGCATTTCTATGCCGGAACTCCCTATCCAAGTCAACTATGTGCGTGTCACGTTTTCAATACAAAGATAGCCCCATCGAAAAGAATAGAAGCTTTAGGCCGACCTGCCATACCTGAAGAAAAGATCGCCTCTCACAGAGCCTACCTGATGCGAATGCACGGGAATGACGGCAGGCTAGTTGATGTGCTGATGAAAGAGTGGGTCAAGGACTACAACCGACCTAAGAGAATCGTCAAGAACAAGCGACCCAAAGCTGAAAACATTGCAGAGCAAAAGAGAACCACCAAGAAGTTAAAGACAAGAATAGAAGAGCTAGAGGCGTGGAGAAATGACATGCGGTCATGGGCGGGGGAGGTAAAGAAAGTGCGGAATAGTTTTGAGGTGGGAGGTGTAACAGGTTCTTATGATGAGAATGCAGTTGAGCCGATCACTATTTTTAAACTCCTCGAAGCGTTATCCATGCGGATACTAGCCAGCCAGACCCCCACACAAGACAAACCAGAGAAGCAACCACTCGATGCCATCTCTGAGTACATAAAACTCCATAAGCCACAAATACGCACCACTATCACACGCTTAACTAAAATCCCCTCCACCCCTCATACCGAAGGCGCTGAACCTGATCCAGACTATCAAACCAAACTTATACCAGCCTTAGTGACCCTACCCGACTATGACCCGCGTGACCACAAGCTAGAGACTATCGGGCGCTATGTAGAGACAGTGCGGCTGGATGGGAGTGGTAAGAAAAAGACCTTATACCTGCACACTGTGCCACTGCGTGACTACCTAGAGAAGCACTACCCCAGCCAGACCATAAGGCTCAAACATGACGTGCGCTATACGCACTCGCAGAACTTCAAGATTCACTCTCTACCATCAGCCTCCGGCCTCTATTGTGCCGTGTTCGATATGCGTAGAGGGAGAAAACCTACAGAAAACCTCAAGCAAAACAATGAGGTAGAAGAAAGTTAGAAAAAGTTTTAATTAGGGGTTGACACAACCAGACAAACATATACAATACCACTCAACGCCCCCACTCAGGGGGCTGCACCAAGGAGACTACGATGACCACACCGCTACAAAAAATAAAGATCACAACAGGGCTTCATTACACAAGAGTTGGATCAGGCAACATTCCGGTAGAGGCCACCATAAAATACGACATAGAGGATGAGCGCTACTACGTAGCCGAGGTGCTAAGCGAGGGTGTAGATATTAAGGACTACGTAGAGCACGACACACTAGCGGAGATTGCCGAGGACTGGGTACACGACCAGCTGGAGAGAGGACAATGAAAACAAGTGAGTTAAGCGGCCCCGCCCTTGATTGGGCAGTAGCTAAGTTGGAAGGGATTGACCTGTTTGAAACGGAAGGCTGGGTCTACCCAGAAGATGGGGGCCGCGCACCCTACAAACCCTCAACCGATTGGTCCCAAGGTGGACCGATCATTGAGCGAGAGAAGATAACACTTGTTGTTTATTGGAATGGGCTTTGGGTTGCCGAGCCGGAGGAAGCGCATGAATCGGTTGGTGAAACCCCCCTGATCGCAGCCATGCGCTGCTTCGTGAAACGTAAATTAGGTGATGAGATAGATATACCGGAGGAACTGAAATGATTGAATACACAGTAAAAGTGTACCCATGCGGCACAAAGGAATGGTATCTGAACGGCAAACTCCATAGAGAAGACGGGCCCGCCGTTGAATGGCCTAGTGGCTCTAGGTATTGGTATTTGAATGGCAAGCCCCACAGAGAAGACGGTCCTTCGGCTGAATATGTTGATGGTAGCCGCGAGTGGCATTTGAATGGTAAGCGGCACCGTGAGGATGGGCCTGCTGTTTATTATGCTGATGGTAGGCGCAGATGGTATTTGAACGGTAAAGAATATACCGAAGACGCTTGGGGCCTGATGATTCTCAAGAAGAAGGTTGCAGCGAAAGAACTCACCGTAGCAGAGATTGAAGAACTGTTGGGGTATCCAGTAAAGGTGGTGAAATGAAAGCTTTAATCGGGATCGAAGAGAAGCGGTGCACGGTGCGTTGCGAGATCGTATACGGCGACGTGTATGTGATTTCCGTGCGAGACTGCCGTGATGGCACGGATGTGAGAGGGTATCTTGACCAGCGCGCGCAGAAGTGGGATTAAGGTAGGGGTTCTTGTTGGCAGCCCTAATGCAGACGGGTATTTGCGAATAATGGTAGACAAAAAAAGGTATTTATCGCATAGATTGGCTTGGTTTTACATGTATGGGTATTGGCCCGACAAGCAAATAGACCATATAAATAGAGTGAGAACAGACAATCGAATAGAAAATTTAAGGGAAGCCACCCCACTACAGAACACATGGAATCTAAGCATAAGGTCATACAACACATCCGGGCTTACAGGAGCAAGCGTACATAAAAAATCTGGTAAATGGATAGCTCAAATATCAATAGCTGGACGTAAAAAACATTTAGGGTTACACGCTACGGCAGAAGAGGCGCACATTGCCTACTTAGAGGCTAAAGAACAACATCATAAGATAGGAGCAGAGCAATGAAAGTAGAACTGATTGACAGCATGGGCTCAGACCTAAGCGTGATAGACGCGGCACGAGTCAGCTTCGATAAGAAGTCTGAATGGGAGATGATGAAGGATACAGATGGTACGGTACACAGGGTGCTGAACAACAAAGATGCGCGGCTTATCAAATATTTGGCAGAGCACAACCACTGGACGCCCTTCTCACACCCGCAGATCACACTCAGAATAACGGCCCCGCTGTACGTCAGATCACAACTTTACAAACACAAGGTGGGCGGCACAGAGAACGAAGTTAGCAGAAGATATGTGAATTACATACCCACCCTCGACGTGCCAACCAGATGGCGCAAGGCAGCAGAGAATGTGAAGCAAGGATCGTCTGATGAGCTAGTAAAAATTGACCCCTCGATGCAGATTCAGATTGACAAGTGGCAGGAAATGACTACACTACTGTACCAAGACCTCCTACTTTTGGGAGTGTGTGCTGAGCAAGCAAGAGCCGTGTTACCCGTGTGTAGCGAGACTTCATGGGTGTGGACAGGGAGCCTGTATTTCTTCGCTAGGGTATGCAGATTGAGACTAGACCCTCATGCTCAGCGTGAGACGAGAGAAGTAGCAGAAAGAATTAGTAGCATCATGAACGAGCTTTTCCCAGAGAGTTGGAATGTTCTGATGGCTTGAGTCTACGGGTGCTGTTGTAAATCCTTTTAACAGGGGTTCAACAAACGACTTCAGCACCCACCCTTTTATGCCCCGGTCCTTATTTTTCATACCCGTTGGGTATGGGGAGTTCGATCAAAATCTACCGGGGCTCCTATTCTGGTCATAAAACAAACGGAGAAGCAATGGACACTATAACAATCGACGGCATTGAATACGCACCCGTAAAAAAGCATGAAGGTAATCGTGCTGTCATAGTCGTAGATAGGGGTTGGATTTTCGCTGGAGATGTAGAGCGCAAGGATGGACGAATCTATCTCACTCGTGCTGTTTGGGTATTCAAGTGGCACTCAGTAGGTTTCGCCGGAATGATAAAAGATACATCACATGCTGACATACGCCCTTGCGAGGATGTTGAACTGCCGGAAATATCGGAGATTTTCTGCGTTCCAGTTCATAAGGATTGGGGCCTATGAAACTGATAGGCAACGGCTACGGCTACGGCTTCGGCATCGGCGACGGCCACTGTTTCAATGAAGGCAGCCGCCACGGCCCCAGTTTCAATGATGGCTACGGCATCGGTGACGGTTTCAATTACGGCTACTGGATGGGCGCTGACTACCAGAAAAACCACGACGGCGTTGACGGTTACTGGGACGGCGACGGCTACGGCTACGGCTACGGCAACAGGAGCGGCAACGGCTACGGCAACGGCTACGCCTACCAGTATAGCAACGGCGGTGACGGATATGGCTACGACGACGGTCGAGGATATGGCTACGGCGAAGGCACAACACACAACCGCGATAGGCGTAGATAAAGAACCCCGCGAACGACGCGGGCCTTACATGGAGAAAGCAATGGACACTAAATTGATCGTGAACAATGAAGACCTGCCTGCGGGCATTCTCTCCAGCGCCGATATAGCACCCCACACTTTCGTTACATTCGGGAAACAGGATAACCAGGAAATCATGAGGCTCGACAAAGAGGGGATGATCTTCATGGGTGTCCGCATCACAGACGCAGGTGAAGCCTACGCAGCATGGATGGAAGCGATGGCAATGATGCAGGGGAAAGCGGGGAGGAATAATGGCTAATTTCGATCAGTGGTGGAATAACGATGAATCTATTCAAAATAACGCTGATACACTCAAGCAGCGTAATTACTTGATTGACCAAGTGCATCACATTGCACAGTCAATCGATAATGAGATGCCGGACATGGCACTGATGAAGATCAGACAAACAATAGGTGTAATCAAGGAATGGAAGACTCAATAAGCGGAGAGCAGCTATTTATATCACTGACTATTATCGCAGTATTGATTGCATTTGCAATGCTGTTGATAATGAAAGCAACTGATGACGATAACAATAGATAAAGGTGTTAAAATGATCTCATATAGAGTGACCGTTAATGATAATGGTGATCGTTATTGGTATTACAATCTCAAACTGCATAGACAGGATGGTCCTGCTGTTGAATGCCTTGATGGTACTCGTCGCTGGTATTTGAATGGCCAAGAATATAGCAAAGAAGAATATACTTTGGCGCTTAGCGGAAGGAGAAAGCGAGGAAGGAGAAAGCAATGAGCGAGCACACGCCGGGGTCTTGGAGGGTTGAGAAAGCGCATGATTTATGGGCGGAAATTCGGTCTGGATACGGCCTTTCCAACTTTCTGATTGCGGATTGTGTCAATCCAGCAAACGCCAGATTGATAGCCGCCGCCCCGGATTTATTGGAGGCACTTGAGTTTATGTTGAGTGTGTTCAATGAAACTTACCCAGATGTTGCTGATGACGAAGAAGACAGAGAAGCATGGGCAAAAGCCCGCGCCGCAATCAAGAAAGCAACGGGGGAGCAACAGTGAGCGAATCATTTCAGACATTAGAATTAAAGGTCCTCCGATGGGCAGAGGCGAGAAAGATCATCCCTAACAGTAACCCGCTGGCTCAGGCTATAAAGACGCTTGAGGAAGTAAGCGAGTTGCTTACTGCGCTAAATAAGTGCAGTGTAGATCGGGAGTGGTTTCAAGATGAAGCGAGAGATGCCTATGGCGATATCCTTGTCACATTGATAATAGGCGCTGATTTATTGGGGACAGACTTGCGAAGTTGTTTAGATGATGCTTATGAGATGATCAAGGATAGAAAGGGATACTTAACCAGCGATGGTATCTTTGTGAAGGAGGAAAGCAAATGATTAAAGATTTTGTAGATCGGTTTATGCAGAACAAGGATGTGCTTCGGGCTAAGTTTGAAGCAGATTTCCCCCATGAATATAAGGATATTGTTAAGGCGGTGGTGGAGATCATCACAGCTAAAGAATACACCACCCATGATATTGACCCGGAGCGCATACATGAAATAGATGATGGGGATTACCAAGGTACATTGGTCTATGTGATCGGAACGAAAGGCTATCAGCCATCCAACTATTACTACGTTAAAGTCGATTATGGTTCTTGCTCTGGGTGCGACACGCTACAGTCTATTGAGTCTGAACATTCCTGTGCGGCTGACAAAAAACAATCTATCGACGACCTGATGGCGCTGGCCCTACACATTGTGCAAGGGCTTAAAAAGATGGGGGACGAAGAATGAACGATGATGCTTTTATATGGGGCATTACAGCTCTTACAGTTATTGTTTTTGTACTTGGTATTGCGATGAACGCAGCAATGTTCCATAAGGATTGGAAGTGCAGTGAGTCAACCATTGTCGACGGATACGCGGAGTGCATTGAGTATAGAAAGGCGGAGGAAGGCAAATGAACGAGAAATTCATTATCCACTGTGACGCATGTGGCAGCACAAATGTGCTACATGAGCAAATCATCAGGCCTCCGCAGGGGGAACATCTGACCATGACAGAGATGGCTAACAGGGCAAAAAAGGAAGTGATTACTTACGATGCTTACATCTACAGTCACTACAGGATGGTTTGCAAGGATTGCGGGCATATAGTGCAGTATTATGTATGAGTAACTCAGGAGGATGAGCAATGAACGAAGCACCGAAGAAGATTTGGGTTGAGTACGAAGAAGGCCGCTGGCCTACCGTTTTGTGTAGAGAGTATAAAGATGCAGGGGAACCCTATATGCGCGCGGATATTGTTGATGGGCTGCTTGAGGCTTTGAAAGAAATGCTTGCCTATTCTGGAATCATTGAAGAAAGAGAATCAGATTACGCCACCAATAAAGCCCGTGCCGCGCTTATAGCGATGGAGGAAGAATGAGCAACAGAATACTAACAAGGGATGAGTGGCTGGCTTATTGTAAGGAGGTTGCCGACAAATTGAAGGCGGACTTAACCCCAAAGAAAGTCTGGATCAGCGATATGGGTGGATGGTTTGCTACTGAGAGTTCTTGTGATATTCCCTATATACGTGCGGATATTGTTGACCAACTGGTTGATGTGATGCAGGAATGTATTGACGGGATGATGGAGTTTTACGAGCTTAACAAACAGACCTTAAAAGCCAAAGCCGTATTAAAAATTTTGGAGGAATAACAATGGACAATAAACTTGACGGCTCTGCCCCCATAATTACGCGAGGAAAGGTTTTTCAACCGACGCCAAGGCTCAGATTTATTGATCGCTCAACAAATCTGCGTATTGATGAGCATACGGCAATAAAGGTTAGAGTTCTTCAACAGAAATGGGCTGATATGAACTCACAAGAATCAGAGTGGCGAGATGTGCCGCTTGAGGAGGAAGGCGAATGATTAACGCAAACGAACTGCTGAGACGGGCGCTTGATGAGTTAATTGCTCAAGACGGAACAATATGCCAAGAGTTTTGCACATCGGAAACATGGGATAGCCCACAAATAATCCAAGAAATCCGGGACTTCCTAGCCGCCGAGACAGAAGCGGAGCCGATGACGGAAGAGAAAGACTGGCTAATTGAAATGATTCGATTCTGTGAGCAACAGATAGCAGAGAGGAAGAACCGTGAGCTCCCTTGAGCGAAGGAAAGATGCAAGCCCTGCGTATTGGGTCAATGCTTTTGGTGTGTTTAGAGAAGTCGCCATGCCGGGGCATCGTCCTTTGTACTGGGCGAAAACACCTTTACCTGTGGTGCGTCTGGCGGAGTTGTGGGAAGAGGCAGAGAGTCACCCTAAACGATTTGCTAGGTTGATTGAGAAGGAACATGGAATACAGAAAGATGACACCCCCCAAGACAACCACATGTAAAGTCTGCGGAGAGCAGCACAAGATCGAGCAGTACAGGTCCGTGCAGTTTTATGGGTGTCCCAAGACGGGGCGCATTTATTTAGTACCAAAAGAGGGAAAGAAATGATTGAGTGGATGATTGCGGTAGGCGTGGGATTGCTGGCGTACTTTGCTGGGCGATTCATTTGGTGGTCATTGAATGACGAGGCATTCTTTGATGGCGGGTATTATGAGGAAGAAGAAAAGGAGAAGAGCGATGATTAGATTTATACCAAAGAGAAAGATAGGTGAGATCGTGCGGATTGATAGGAAGTTTTACAAGGTGCATGAGGCGTTGTTTGGTTTTGTGAAGCTTTTCAGGTATCATTCTAACCGCCTGCCCCAAGGCAGAGAACAATACGGTTCAGAGGAGAGATTGTGGAACCATCACCATACAAAGCAGAGCTACATCCAGAGTGGAAATTCGTGGATGAATATCCACCACCCATAGGAACAAAAGTCCTCCTGCTTACACGCTATGGCTCAGCCATCATTGGGCACTACTACAGAGGAGGTGAATTGGTAGCATGGACAGGATTGCCGAAGCTACGCCCAGACCAGAAAGAGAAAATGAATGGCTACATACAAGGTACGATCCCTGCCCCGTGACATAGCGAGGTGCGAAGGAAGCAATTGTAGACAGAAGGACCAGTGTGCTAGGCACACGCAGATAGAGAAGGATAGAGAGTTTAGAATAGACACAACATGGATTGTGTACGCCGACGCTTCGCGGAACGAAGTTGATTGTGATTTTATGATAGGAGAAATGTGATGAGTACACGAGCAAAGAAAAAAGTAGAAGCTGCGCCAACCATTTCCGAGCGCACAAGGGACGTGCTTAACAGGTCTTCAGACAAGCTGACTAGGCAGGAGATACTAGAGCGGTTGGGTACAGTGACAAGAGAGCAGCTAAGAAAAAGCATAAACAATCAGGTGAGTATGGGCTACCTTGGCATTGAGCACGATCATCTTGGAGTGCCACGTTACTATCTGACAGGGAAGCTACCTGACCAGAACACCCCTGCATACCACAGCCGAGGCAAGAACAATGGCATAGTCAAAGCGAAAGCCGAAGAGCGCATAGCCAAGAAGGAAGAGAAGGACAACGCACCGTCCGATATCAATAAGATAAAAGAAGAGCTAGGCACAGAGAAAATACCCTTCAACTATCAGGAGGCTTACACTCGTGGGTACAACGATGCGATGTTCCACAGCCACAGGGATGCGTACAATGCTGGAAGGCAGAGTGTCCTGAAGGGCCTGCTCAAACTACTCAATATCAAAGGTGAGGTGCTGCTATGAAGCTGTTTATTTTATGTGTTGTTTTGTTTTCTTCTTCGGTCCAATCGGCCATGTACATTTTCCAACCGGGGAAACCAGTTCGGATGATCCAGAAGAACGGCAACAACACCACGATGCTGAACATGGGCAACGGTGAAGTCACTCAGATCATCGACATGGGTGGTGTCACTGCAATTTCTGGAGGTGGTAGACCTACGTCATTCATCATGGATGGTGGTGAGTTGGGCCGGTCTGTAGGGGGTGAGGTGGTCCCTGCACTGGACCCGAACACAGGGGATGTAGAACCAGAAATCAATTTACGCCCGCAGGGTGTTGATGTAGAATTTGAGGAGTGGCAGTAGCCACAATCACGGGGGTCCGAAGGCATAGCCACCCGCATGAAGGGTCGGACCTCCACCACCAGACACTGCGCTGTACGCAGTTGGAGAAGAGAAGATGAGCAAGAGAACCATTGAGGAAGAGTTTGATTTCTACTTATCATTATGGCACTACATGCCGTGGACGGTACAGATAGCGAGGACTATAGAAGATGGGGGAGATTGGGATAGAGAGCACATAGCTGAAGTGCTGAGAGATGCGCAGGAAAGACTGGACGCATACAAGATGAAAGAAAAAGACGGTGACAACGATGACAGCTGAAATCCTACAGTTCACCCCAGTAGAAGAGTATACCCCAACGGAAGAGGATCACTGTTCATTCTGTGGAGTAGATAAGAGCAATGCACTAAAAGGCAGACTCGTTAAAGGGCCAGAGGCCATGCTGTGTATCCGCTGCCTACGGCAGATGAGCGCTATGTTGACGGCAGATGATGGAGGGTTAGTAGCATGACAGACGAAGCGTATGAAGTGAAGGAAGCCATCTGGACTGCGGTCCACGACTTGGTTGATGAGATGACCAAAGGGCTGTCCGAGGAGGACGACGAAGAAGTGCGTCAAGCGTTGACCGAGCAGTTTAGATTCTGGAGGCGGGTGGGGAGCTATGGAGGCGATAAGACCGCAGGGGATGGAGGGTTAGTAGCATGACACCTGAAGGACGGACGAAAAAAAGAATCAAAGAAGTCCTCCACGAACTGGGTGCTTGGTATTGTATGCCGATGGGTACAGGGTATGGGCGCTCAGGGGTACCTGACTTTCTTGTTTGTTTAGGTGGTGTGTTTATTGCTATCGAAGCTAAGGCAGGTAAGGGCACAACCACCGCACTGCAGGACAGGGAGCTAAAGAGAATAGGTGAGGCAGGAGGCATAGCGTTGGTAGTCAATGAGGAAGGACTGGATACACTGGCTAGAGACTTGAAAACATTTGTGCGGGAGAGAGGGTGATGGATGTTATTACTTTGGATTTTGAGTCCCATTACAGCAAGACCTACTCCCTATCCAAGCTCACCACGCAGGAGTACATTGACCACTATCTGTTTGAAGTCATTGGCGTAGGAGTAAAGAAAAATGATGAACCAACACAGCGATTCAGTGGATCAAAGGAAGAGACAGCCGCTTGGCTTAACCGCTACGATTGGGCTAACACTTTACTTGTCGCTCACAATGCTCTGTTTGATGCCTCTATACTTAGTTTTCAGTTTGGTATACATCCTAGGAAAATTGCTGACACTCTCAGCATGGCCCGCGCAGTACATGGAACGGAGGTGGGAGGAAGTTTGGCGGCACTTGCTCGGCACTATGAGTTAGGCGAGAAGGGTACGGAGGTTATCAATGCGCTGGGTAAGCGTAGGGTAGACTTCTCTGTAGAAGAGATGGAGCGGTATATGGACTACTGCGCTAACGATGTAGAGCTTACGTATGAGCTTTTCAAAAGGCTGGCTCCTCACTTCAATAAGGTTGAACAGGCATTGATCGACATGACGATCAAGATGCACACGACCCCTAAGTTTTTGCTGGATAGGGATGTGCTGGAAGGGCACCTCTACGATGTGCGGGCTAGGAAAGAACAGCTGTTAGAGGACTGCGGTATCAGCAAGGAAGACTTGATGAGCAACCCCAAGCTGGCAGTAGTCTTAAAAAATCTAGGCGTTGAGCCGCCTATGAAAATCAGTGCAAGGACAGGCAAGGAGGCGCTGGCTTTTGCCAAGAGTGATGAAGCATTCAAGGCATTGCTTGAGCATGAGGATGACCGTGTACAGGGGATTGTAGCGGCTAGGCTAGGGGTGAAGAGCACTCTGGAGGAGACAAGAACGGAACGGTTCATAGCTATACAAGACTCCAACGGGGGGCTCCCTGTACCATTGAAATACTACGGGGCTATCACGGGGCGGTGGGCAGCATCGGACTCTATCAACCTGCAGAACCTACCACGGGGCTCTAAACTGAAGACGGCTATTGTGGCACCTGAAGGGCATAAGATTGTTGGCGCTGACTTGAGCAACATTGAGCTACGAGTGGGGCTGTACTATGCGGGTCAGTACGATAAAGTGAAGATGCTGGGTGATGGCTTCGATCTGTATAAAGACTTTGCTGCTGGTGCGTTTAACGTAGCCTACGATGAGGTGGATGATGACGCAAGATTTGTGGGTAAGACTGCGCAGTTATCCTTGATCTACGGGACTGGGGCTAACAAGCTCCGCGCTCAATGCAAGATGCTGTCAGGCAAGGACATAGGTGAGGACTTCTCCAAGAATCTGGTGTCTCTCTATCGGTCAGAGTACACGGCAGTCAAAGCCGCTTGGTACGATGCAGGCAAGGCGCTGGACTCTATTATCTCTGACACCTATACAGAGATTGGACTAGGCAAAATCAAGTTGCCGGTATGGGGCAAACGTGGTATAAAATTGCCATCTGGATTGTTTCTAACTTATCCAGAGCTTAAGACCACACTGGACGAGCAAGGGCGCACTCAGTACGTATACAGGACGCGCAAGGGTCCGGTGCATATCCATCCGGCCAAGTGCTATCAAAACTGCTTAGCGGAGGGTACAGAAGTCTTAACAAACAATGGATGGAAAGCTATTGAAAACATAGGGATAGAAGACTTGGTCCACGATGGAGTGGAGTTTGTACAACATCAAGGAAAAGTGTTTCAATCCGTTCAAGCGTGTGTTAGTATTGATGGCGTTCTAATGACACCAGACCACGAGGTACTAACAAATGAAGGATGGAAAACTGCATCGCAGAACCCCGAACCTTATAGGCCAAACATTTGGATATCTGACAGCTCTTTGCCCAGCCCACAGCGATGGGAGACAGCGCTTTTGGGAGTTCCGTTGCATTTGTGGAAAACTATTAATAAAAAGTGGAAATGGCGTTGTGAGAGAAGTCAAACGAGGAGGCGCACCAAATTGCGGGTGCATGACATCTTTTCTGATGAGCAAGAAGAGCATAAAGCATGGAATGTCCAAGCATCCTGCGTATCCTGTGTGGGACAGCATGAAAGCCAGATGTCAAAACTCTCAGCACAAGGCATACAAAAACTACGGAGCGCGTGGAATAAGCGTTTGCGAAAGGTGGAAGCATTCCTTCGAGAAGTTTTGGGAGGATATGGGAAGCACATATCAGCGTGGATTGGAATTGGACAGGATGGACAACAATGGGGATTACACTCCAGAGAACTGCCGCTGGGTGGATCGACGTACAAATACTATGAACAAACGGAATACCTTACACATAGATATTCCGCAGCTAGCGAAAGACTCTGGGATAGGGCGAACTACCCTGTACAACAGGCTGAAGGCGGGGTGGCCGATGGAGCAGCTATTGCTTCCTCCAGATTTTCGCAACAGAAAAGAAAAGTTTACGACATCTTAAATTGCGGTCCTAGACATCGGTTCGTAGTTAAAGGAGCGTCTGGTCCTTTCATAGTGCATAACTGTATTCAAGCGCTGGCTCGGTGTGTAATGGGTGAAGCGATGGTGCATATACACAGGAACTACCCGATAGCCTTGACCATTCATGACGCTGTTTACTGTGTGGTTCCTGAAGATGAAGCAGACAAGGCGTTGAAGTTTATTGTGAGTGAATTGAAAAGAGAACCTCACTGGGCTCCGGGTCTTCCTCTGGATGCTGAAGGTGGGGTGGGTAGTAACTTGGCGTTTAAGATGGGTAAGGTGGTTGTGTGAGCAAAGAAAATGATAACTTTTTGCCTACTGTCGGAATATCTATCGGCATTTATGATGACGCTGTTGAAGGACTGACTGTTATGCTCAACCTCAGCGAAAACGGATACAAGACAACACACCTAACGATGACCGCAGCTAGAGCTAGGCTGTATGGAGAAATGCTCATAAGCTGTGCAGATGCTGTCTACGAAGAGAAAGAGAACGGAGCATTTGCTCAATGAGTAAAACCCCCGGTGCATGGAGCTACAGTGGACTCAAGACATACGAGACTTGCCCTAAGAAGTACGAAGCCGAGAAGATCACCAAGGAAGTTAAGTTTACTGATAGCGAAGCTACACTGTACGGGAAGTCACTGCACCTTGCGGCTGAAGAGTACATAAGAGATGGTAAAGAACTGCCGGGGCAGTTTGCCTTTATTAAGCCTTATCTGGATAAGCTGGTTGCCATTCCCGGTGAGAAACATTGTGAACTAAAGCTGGGAGTAAAGAAAAATGACGGTCGATTGGTGGCATGTGATTTCTTCGATAGTAGTGTATGGTTCCGTGGTATTGCTGATTTGGTTATTATTGACGGGGCCAAAGGCTGGATCGTAGATTACAAGACAGGTAAGAGCGCGAAGTATGCGGATACTAGGCAGCTGGCGCTTATGGCTGCTGCACTCTTTCTAAAGTACCCTGAGCTTGAGAAGATCAAAGCTTCACTGCTGTTCGTTGTCTCAAAGGAGTTCATACGTGCAGAGTATGAGGCAGAGCGAGGGCTGGATATTTTTGGTGAGTTGGCGGACCTGTTGACACAGAGAGAAGTGTCGTATAATACGGGCGTGTGGAACCCTAGACCGAACGGTCTATGTAAAAAGTGGTGCCCCGTAACGAGTTGTCCGCACCAAGGAGCTTAATATCAAATGCCAATCAAACCAGAGAATCGCAACTACCGCCACGAAACCAAATTAGAAAAGGCCAGACCCGGAGCCCACGAAGCTCGGATGGAGAGGCAGAGAGCCAGAAGAGAATTGGATAAGAAAGGTGTAGATCGTACCGGCAAGCATGTGGCACATAAGAAAGCCCTCGCCAACGGCGGTACAAATGCAGACGGATACACACTGCAGTCGCCTAAGAAGAACATGAGTTTTCCAAGGAAGAGTAACCATAAACCGAAATGAAAGTTTCCACCCGTGCGGTGAAAGACCTTGCTAAAGAAGCAGGATTTCACGAAGAGATCATTGAGCGCAACATAGATGAGTTGATAGCTTTCACGTTCCGCATTGCTTCCAGAGAACAGAAGTGGTGTGCTGATAAGGTGAGGGCTTGGTACTTTGATAGCAGCCTCAATAAGCCCCAGTTGTTTGAATTGTTTGCAGAAGACCACGACATCGTGTAATCTTTCAGTTCGTTAGTAGGCCCCCTCCGCAGCCTTGATGCGGTTGATTTAAGAGGATAATATGGAAATTGTAGCCAACCGCGCAATAGTCCTGCGCACACGTGATCCGTATAAGATCACTGAGGTTCTGCCTCAGTCGCAGATCGTTAAAGAGCTAGACACGCCGAAAGGTAAGGGCTACGAGGTAGCCGTGAAGTGGACGCTGGGTAACACCAAAATCCTGCACAACCTCGGCTTTAAGAAAGTACCTTCGCCTATAGAGTCTAGGTATGAGTGGCCGGGAATCTATAAGCCCTTTGAGCACCAGAAGGCAACGGCTGGATTTCTATCCCTCAACAAACGCGCTTACTGCTGGAATGAGCAGGGGCTAGGAAAGACTTGTAGCGTAGCATGGGCGGCTGACTATCTGATGCGGCAAGGGCTCATTCGGCGGGTGCTGATTGTCTGCCCTCTGTCTATTATGGACTCAGCATGGAGAGCAGACCTTTTCAAAACCGTAATGGGGCGTAGGGTAGATATTGCACATGGTGTTCGTGATAAGCGAGTCAAGGTCATAGAGTCGGACGCAGAGTTCGTTATCATCAACTATGATGGGATTGAATCTGTACGCAAAGAGTTGGCTACAGGTGGGTTCGACCTTGTGGTACTCGATGAGGCCAACTATGTAAAGACGAGTACAACAAAGCGCTGGAAAGTAATCAATAGCCTAATCACACCTAACACTTGGTTGTGGATGTTGACGGGCACCCCTGCTGCACAGAGCCCCGTGGATGCGTATGGCCTAGCCAAGATGATGAACCCCAAGAGTGTGCCTAACTTCTTCGGCGCGTTCAGAGATAAGGTGATGTACAAGATCACTCAGTTCAAGTATGCCCCCAAGCCAGAAGCGCAAGAGATGATCCATGCCATCCTGCAACCTGCCATACGGTTTACCAAAGAAGAGTGCCTTGACCTGCCCGAGCTACTATATGCAGAGCGTGATATTCCTCTGACTCCACAGCAGGAGAAATACTATAAGCAGCTGAAGCAGGACATGCTGATCCAGATAGCCGACGCAGATATCTCCGCTGTGAACGCGGCGGTCAACATGAATAAGTTGCTTCAGATTTCTAGCGGAGCGGTCTACAGCGATACTGGAGAGGTGGTGGAGTTCGACTGCAAGGGCAAACTCAATGAGATGCTGGAGGTGATACAAGAGAGCAGCCACAAGACACTGGTGTTCGTTAACTTCCGGCATTCGATAGAGATGGTGCAGGAGTTCCTCAACAAGCATGGCATAGCGAACGAGACTATACACGGTGGGGTCAGCGCTAAAAAACGCGCAGAGATATTCGCAGACTTTCAGACCTCAGACAAACCACAAGTGCTGGTCATCCAGCCTCAATCCGCCGCGCATGGAGTCACGCTTACAGCGGCTAATACTATCGTGTGGTTCGGCCCTGTCACCAGTGCAGAGATATGGCTTCAGGCGAATGCCCGTGTGCATAGGGCGGGACAGCGCAACCCCTGTCTGGTCGTTAAGCTAGTCAGTTCAGGTGTAGAGCGCAAGCTATACAAGGCGCTGGAGACTCGCACACTGGCGCAGAACACACTGCTGGAAATGTATAGACAAGAGATAACTAACGCTTGACACCGCTAGACGGTACTGGCATACTACACCTACGCCGCTGGTGAGCGGCTGAACTTAGGAGAATAGAGATGAGCAACGAGATCACGGCTGACCGTTTAGTGTCCGCGTACATCAAGATAAGAAACGCACGGAGTGTACTGCTCCAGAAGTTTGACGCTGAAGATGCAGAGTTGAAGATGCAGTTGAAGCTGGTAACGGACAAGCTGCATGATATTTGCAAGGAGACGGGGGTATCAGGGTTCAAGACCCCACACGGCACGGTAGCCAGAATAGTGAAGACTCGCTATGGCACGAATGATTGGGACAGCATGTATGAGTTCATCAAAGAGCATGATGCGTTCCATCTTCTGGAGCAACGGATAGCACAGAAGAATATGCAGACGTTCTTGGATGAACACCCGGACACCCTACCTATGGGGTTGAACAGTAACAGCGAGTATTCGATTCGCATAACGAAGGGGTAATGATGATTGACGAAGACACTGGTGCATCGTATGATGCGCAACCGCCTGACGACGAGATGCTGTCTGTAAAACAGGCAGTGGGACTTCTGGCCGTTTCCAGAATGACCTTATACACATGGAGGAAAATGGGCGTATTGAGCGCCTATAAAAACCAACGAGGTAGAGTTTTCTATAAGAAATCCGATCTGCTAAAAACCTACGAGCAACTTAACTCTTTAACGAGGATTTAATCATGTCAGAACTCACACTTTTCAGAAACGCTAAAGCTGTTATTCCTGCGCATTTGCGTCAGGGCACCGATGAAATGACTCGCCGGCTAGCTGGTGGGGGTAGTGGCAACAAGCGTATATCTATTCGCGGCAATGTGTTCCGTATGTTCGTAGATGGTAAGGAAGTTGCCAAAAGCGAAGAGCGCTCTATGGATATCGTAATCGTCAACGCCGCAGAGAATGTTAGCCGCCAGTATTACGAGGGCGTGTATAAGGAAGGAGAAGCCAAAGCTCCCGACTGCTGGTCAGCGGATGGCATCAAGCCAGACCCCAAGGCGGCAAACGTGCAGTCCACGGCATGTGCAACCTGCCCTATGAATATCAAAGGCTCTGGTCAGGGCGACTCTCGCGCCTGCCGCTATCAGCAGCGCCTCGCTGTAGTGATGGCTAACAACATCGAAAACAGCGATGTGTATCAGTTGATTCTTCCAGCCCAGTCTATCTTCGGTAAGGGCACAGGCGACAAAATGCCACTTCAGCAATATGCCAAATTCCTCAATGGTCACGGACTGGGTGTGCGCAGTGTTATCACAGAGATTAGGTTCGATACTAACTCGGCTACACCGAAGCTGACTTTCCGCGCTGTTGAGCCATTGGATGAAGACCAGTTTGCGATTGTTGTGGAAAAGGCTGAGAGCGAAGATGCTATCAACGCAATCACTATGAGCGCGGCTCAAATGGATGGGGCCAAACCCGCTGCTCCTAAATTGGCTGCGCCCGCTCCTGCGCCAGCCCCGGTTGTGAAACC